GTGTTATATTTAATATTGCTATTGATAGTGATAATAATCGTTGGGTACTCCCGTATTTCAGAAAGAGGGCGACTCCTTTAGATTTAGCAGATGCTATTATATTAAACTTCCAAAACTACAAAAGTTCTAAAACTAGGATAGAATCTGTAGGATATCAGGAAATGTTACGTCAATACATAAAAGAAAAAGCAGAAGAGATGGGTATGTTTATACCAGGACTAGAAATTAAAGAGAATCCTAGAACTAGAAAATCTTATAGATTAGAGAGTTTGCAACCATTATTTGCTAATCGTAAGGTATTTATACAGAAAAGCATGGAAGCGTTAGTAGATGAGCTAACATTATACCCTAGAGGTAAACATGATGACTTGCTAGATGGTTTTTACTATGCTAATAAAAATTGTTATAAACCAGCACATGAAGCTGATTTCGTGTACGAAGAACCAGACTATTATCTACCTAAGAAAAAAAGTTGGAAATTATTATAAAAAAGACTTGACAAATCCAAATACTTTATTATAAATTCAAGGTGATAGTTTATGGATGAAAAATTACCGTTTGAAGAGTTTATACGTAAGTTAGATGATATTATTACATATGACATTCCAGATGGTTACATAGAGGTTAAGAGGAATGCCAAACAAGATCAAGAAAAGAACAGCATCGACAAGAACGCAGACCAAAAAAGATAACGAAGTTGTCTTTGGGTATGAGCATGGTATTGATGCGTACGTTATTCCACCCGAAGTTGAACAATCCCGTGAACTATTTACAGAATATAAAAGCTCAAGAGAAGCATGGGCTGTTAAGTTTCAAGAATCATTAGAGTTTCGAGCAGGGGCTCAATGGACTACAGAAGAGCAAGAGACTCTAGAAAGTAGAGGACAAGCTCCTATCGTTGTTAACCGCATTCATCCTATCGTAGAAACAGCAAAATCGTTGCTAACGTATAACTCGCCACAGTTCAGGGCAACTGCAAGAGAAGATTCTGACAGACAAACAGCTCGTGTTTTTTCAGATTTATTCCAGTATATATGGGAAAAATCAAGTGGAGACGAAGAATTAAAGAAAATTATAGATGATTACTATGTTGGCGGTATGGGAGTTATGCAAATATATCAAGACCCTAGTGCTGACTTAGGTAAAGGAGAAGTATGTATTAAGTCTATAAATCCTTTAGATATATACATTGATCCTAATTCTAAAGATGTTTACGCTAGAGATGCTGCAAATATCTTAGTAGTAAAGTATTTAACAGATGAATACGCAGAACTAGTATATCCTGAGTATATGGATATTATTTTACAGTCAGAAACAGAAGCAGACAACGAAGAAGACTATCCTGCTACAAATTTAGCAGCAACAGAAGGACAAATGTTCTTTTCTGGTGATGACAATAGAATGCACAACAAAAGAAAGTATATAGAAAGATATACAAAAGTAACTAATTATTACTGGAATGTGTATGAACCTTTTTCACAAAGAGAGTTTTTATTTGATGAAAAAGAATATAAAGATTATTTGTCCAGAAATTATATGAAGATAAGAAAAATTACTGGAGAAGAGATTGTAATATTTGAAGAACAAGCAGTATCTAATTTAGTTGATGTATTATTAGAGACTGGTGGTGTGTTTCACTATGAAATGCCAGAACCAGTAATGGATGAAATGGGGCAAATAGTTCCACAACCTCCTGTAAGAGTTAAAGGAGAAGAGGATGAAAACTCTATTCCAGGTAGTACAACAATATTAATACCTGTATCTACAGAAGAATTAATAGGTTTAGAGCAAATAAACTCTAACAATATAGCTAAACCTTGTATAGAGTTGGTAGTAACTGTAGGTGATAGATTACTTTACAAAAGAATGTTACCAACAGAAGACTATCCTATTATACCACTAATGAACGTTCATCATAGAAATCCATATCCTGAATCAGATGTTCGTTTGTATAGACCTTTACAAGAGTATATTAATAAAATTCGTTCTTTAATTATAGCTCATGCTAGCACAAGTACCAATGTTAAACTACTAATACCAAGAGGTTCTGCTGATTTAAGACAGATAGAACAAGAATGGAGCAAAGCAGGTACTAGTGTTATTGAGTTTGATGCTGAATTGGGTGCACCGATTGTAGCTGGCCCAGTCCCATTACCAAACGAATTGTATAAGAATGAAGCAGATGCTAAGTATGATTTAGAATATGGCTTCGGAATATTTGAACTTATGCAAGGTAGTGGAGCCAGTGCACCGTCTACTTATAGAGGAACATTGGTAGTAGATGAGTTTGGCCAGCGTAGAATTAAATCTAGAAGAGATGATATAGAAAACTTTCTAAACCAAGTTGGTAAAGTAGCAGTACCATTAATACAACAATTATACACTGAAGAAAAAGTTATTAGATTGGTACAACCAAGTGGTTTAGAAAAAGAAGAAAGAATTAATTTTTACAAACAACAAGATGATGGAAGTGTTTTAAGATTCCATGATATAGGTGTAGGTAAATATGATTTAACAATCGTGTCAGGTTCTACATTACCATCAAACAGAATGGCAATGTTAAATACTTATATGCAAATGTATCAAGCAGGATTGATAGACCAAGTAGAAGTTCTAAAGAAAACAGAAGTAGTAGATATAGAGGGAGTATTAGAACGTGCTGGTCAAATGCAACAAATGGCACAACAATTACAAATGTTACAAGAAGAATTAAAGAAAGTCAAGGGAGACTTGCAGACTGCAGATAGAGAAACAGTACATGCTAAGAAACGCCTTGAAGTAGAAAAATTCAGTGGGGAATTAGATAAGATATCTAATCGTGCTGATATGGCAGCTAGCTTATATAAAGCTAGATTACAAGACGCAAAATCAAATCTGATGAACTCCGTTACACCTGAGGAAGTAGAACAGATGGAAGAAACCAATATGTTCGACGTTACACCTGAGGAAATGGAGAGTTAGAGTAAGGAGAAAATATGCAAGAAGAAAAAAAGATGGACAATGTAGAAGAGCAAAAAGTAGAAAGTCAGACTGCAACTGATCCTACTTCACAAGAAGCTATCTTCAGTGAAATTTTTGGACAAGAATCAGACCCGATAGTTGCAACTTCGGAAACTGAACCAGAGACAACTCCTGAAGGTGAAACTTCTGATGCTTTAGATACATCTGATCCAAAGAATGATAGTGACAGTTATCAATACTGGCAAAGTCAAGCTGATAAACGTTCAGCTGAAGTTGAATTACTGAAGTCACAAGTTACAGAACTTATGAAATCACAAAATACAACACCAGCAGAACCTGCTAAAGAGGAAACAGTTAAATTAGATAAGCCTGTTAAACCTCGTAAGCCTGCTGATTATGATCATTCTGAAGCACTGGCTGACCCTGAAAGTGATTCAGGAAAATTTCTGAAGAAACAGGAGCAGTATTTGGATGACATTACTACTTATATGACATCTGTAGAAGAGCAACGTGAAGCTCAAACTAGAAAACAACAGCAACAACAAGCTGAATTTCAAAGAAATCAAAAGGTTGTTTCTGATTTACAATCTAGATATGGGTATACACCTGCTGAAGCAGATGATTTTATAAGTACTATGAGTCGTCCAGATTCATTGTCTTTAGACAATTTGGTTAAGTTACATAAAATGAACACGGGAAACGTCCCACAACAGGTTACACAGGTAACCCCAGAAGCTCAGAAAAAACAAGACCTTATGAATAAAAGACAACAGAATCTCAGTATTCCTACGCCAATAGGTGTACAACCAGGAGCTAATGTGCAGTCATCAAAAAATGTAGAGGATTTAATGATGGATTCTATGGTTTCTAATTACAAGAAAAGGAATCCATTCGGAAACTAAGAGGAGATTAAACGATGGCAAATGTATATAGCATGACACCAGGTGAGGCAGTTCAGGGAACTAGCATCAATGTTGATAGACGAATCTTCAACTTTGGTGAGAGAGTAGCTGAATTAGCACCTAACCAATCGCCTTTCTTCACATATTTGGCTAATGTTGCGAAAGTACCTACAGACGACCCTGTATTTAAATTTTTGGAACAAAGACATCAATATCAAAGACGTAACTTCGACGTGCAAGCAGACAAGGTTACATCAGGACATGGTGGTTCTGATGCTAACTGGAACATTGCAGCTGGAGATGCTTTTGATGTTGATTGTGGTTATGACAAATTCGGAAGAGAGGAAGCAGGACAACAACCAAACTTTTTATTAGAAAATCAAATCGTAGCAATCGAATGTGAATACGATGCTGACGGTTCTAATGGAAGTGACACTCCTGCTATAGCTTATTACAAGATTACAGCTGCACCTGATTTAACATCAGACGCTGCTGCTGCAAGACTTGCAATGAGTTTTATTAGAGTAAATTACAAACCAAGTGGTTCTAATGGAGCAACTGCAACTAACGCTGGACAAATCACACCAGCATCTGCATCTAAATTAAGATTCGATGCTGACATGAGAGGTCAAGTTGTTGGTTCAGCTTTTGCTGAGGGTTCTACAGATCCAGAATCATGGCACGATGAGTTCTACAACAGAGAAGGATACTGTCAAATCTTTAAGACTTCAGTACCTTTATTCTCTGGTACAGCTCTAGCTACACGTTATCGTGGAGTAAATAACGAATACATGAGAGTGTATCAAGAAAAACTTATGGAACATAAGATGGACCTTGAGCACGCTATGCTATTTGGTATTGGTTCAGATGACTCAACAGCAACAGGGCCAATTAGAAGAACATGGGGTATTTTACCTTACACTGAAGCATACGGAAAAGTTAAAACTTTCTCATATGGTTCAGCTTCATACGATACTTTCATTGATGCAATGGAAGATGTTTTCTCACCAGAGTCTGGAAACAGCGGAGAGAAACTTGTTCTATGTTCAAGAAAAGTATTATCATACTTCAACAAACTTGGCGGTTCTTCATTCCTAGGTAACACTATGGCGTTGAACTCACAAGTTGGTAGTGGTTTAGATATTCAAAACGTACAAGGTGAGTTCGGTCACTTAGTTACTAGAATATCAACATTATATGGTAACTTAAACCTAGTGATGGAACCATTATTCAGAGGTGCGTATGAAAATACCGCAATTATGATTGATCTTAACAACGTAGCATACAGACCGTTAATGGGTAATGGCGTATCAAGAGATACACAAATTATCACTAACGTTCAAGACCGTGACGTTGACGGAAGAAAAGACATGATTCTTACAGAAGCAGGTCTAGAAATTCAACTTCCTGAAACACACACAGTGTTACAGTTTAGTTAAACTAATAGGGGGAGTTGAAATATACTCCCCCGCAAAACGAGGAGAAGAAATGGCGAACCCATTATTAGGATTAGGAATTAGGCAAGGAGTTAAATTTGTTGGCAAAAAAGCAGGTAACTTTGTTAAAAAAGGTATGGAAAAAGTTATGGAGTTAAATGCTAAAAGACCACACAACACAGGTAAAGGCATGAGCTTTGAACCTAAAGGTGTAATTAATAAAGTAAAAAATAAAATTCAAAAAGCAGAAATAGAAAAAAAATTTGCTGCACAAGGTAGACCTAAGCAACAAACTTTCGAAATTACAACTAAACAATCTACAGATACTATGACTTTAATTCAAAAAAAGACGGTAAAAGTTAAATGAGCTTTCGTACTGACATAGAAGCTATTACAGGTAGCGTAAGCACAATACTTACTGAAGTAAATTCATATTTAGTTGAAGGTGTAAAATTTGTAACAAAATATGTTATGAAAAATCCTAACATGCTTGATAGACTAACATCGTCATCTACTTTAAATGGTAGTGCTACAACTTTAGATATGGAATCAGTATTAGGTTTATCTTCTGTTACTAGAAACGATGGAACACGTGATAGGGTTGCTGTAGAAATATTAGCTGAAAATGCAGGAGATTATACCGACACAAATAGTATTTACTATACAAGTAAATTAGACCCAAAGTTTTATATAAAAAATGACACATTAAATGTTATACCAGTACCAACAAATAGTGAAACAGCTACTGTTCAAAAAATATCTCCAGATACTAGCGTAGCTAATACAGATTCAGATATAGATAATTTTCCAAAAGAATTAGAAAGAGGTGTAGTATTATACTCTGCACAACAAGTGTTAAGAAGGTATATGAATATTAGAAATGAAACATTAACAGGATTAAGTTCTGGATTAGGAAGTATTAATCCTCCGTCAGGTAGTTCTATAATAACAGATGTAACTTATTCTGGACCAGGAAGTGATGACGTAGGTACAGCACAGGCTTCAACAGTTAGTAGTCCTACAGCAGTAACTGCAGCTGGTACTATTAATTTAGGTAGTCCTCCTGCTTATAATAAACAATCTACTTATGCTTTAACTGCAATAGAAAGTATATCAGCATTAGATCTTAGTGGTATATCAGCACCAAGTTCTAGTATTGGTATAAATCAGGTAACTTATTCTGGGCCAGACAATAATGCTGTTGGAACTATGAGCGATGTAGCAGTAGGGTTTAATACATCAGTAGCATCTCCAGACGGAGCAAACGTAGGAAGTGCACCAACTTATAGTGCTCCTAGTATATCTGGTGGTTTAGCTAATGCTCCACAAATAAATGATTTAACTATAAGTGGAAATGCTCCAAATACACCTGATGTAACAGATATAACAATAGGTAATATGCCAAATGCTCCAGCATATTCAGTACCAACATTAAGTATAGATTATACAGAACCAGGAGATTTAGGTGTTGATGATTATTTAACTGGTGAAGATGTAGAGTTAGCACAATTAGCATTAGAAAAAGTAAGAATGGATATTAGTAAATATCAAGCTGATATACAAAACCAAGCTAATGAGTTTAATGAAAAGATGGCAGAACACCAAGCAGAAGTTCAAAAAGTATTAAATCAAGCTGAAGTAGAATCAACAGAATCTGCACAGAAATTACAAAAGTATGCAGCACAGTTAGAAGATTATCAAATACATATAAACAAACAAGTTCAACAGTATCAACAAAATACTACTAAAGAAATACAAATATGGCAAACAACTAGAGCTACACAATTAGAACAATATCAAACAGATGTTCAAAATCAAAGCGTTGCATTTAATTCAGCTGTAGAAAAATTTAGAGCAGACAATCAATCAACTTTAGATAAAGTTCAAAGAGACATACAAGCTAATATAGCTAAAGCACAAAATGATTTATCAGAAGCTACTACTGATGCACAATTAGCACAAGATAAACAAGCTAGACAATTTGCTGAAAAATCAGAAAGATTAATACAAAATGCTATACAAGGTATGACTGCAGTATTAAGAGATAATGAATCAAAGATAAATCAATTTAATTCTTTATTAGGTAAATATCAATCAGAAATAAATACTAAGATTTCAGAACATCAACAAAATACTAATAAAGAAATAGCTAAAGCAGAGTTGTTAAGAACTACAGAATTACAATCA